GGGTTTGGTAGCCATATCAACACTTCCATCGTTTAAGAGCTGCTTTAGCGCGTTCGCCATCCTTGGCGTTGGCCGCTACTGCGCCCATTCTTGCACAAAATGAATCCTTGCGCCCCTGATCTGCCTTAGTCTTGGGGTTAGGCGCTGGCGCTTTAAGATTGCTGCCAGTTTCTCGATTGTACTTCTCACGCCCTTTAGCCGTCAAACCAGCACCTTTGCTGACCGGCAACTTTTCACCGCGACCAACGCTTAAGGACACACTCTTTTTAGCCATTACGACCCCATCCAAGAAGTTGCAACCACGCCTCTGTCACTGTACGCTCGGCGCTGCGTGGGTTCACGCGCCTCGCGGTGGGCTACTGGAAAGGCAAAAGTGACGCATATAGCGTCAGCCGCGTCAGGCGAGGCCAATCCGCGTGCCTTCATGTCCTTTTTCGACTCCAAGAAAATAGTCCCCTTGGAGTCGGGCTTCATCATAGGCGAAATTAGATCAGTTTTGAGGAATCTGTCAAGCGGAATTGAGGCAGTTTTTAGCCAATCTTTCATCTTGCCCCACATTTCAGCCCTTTTGTTGCCGTACATGATGGGGTTCGTGGACTTATTGCCAAAATTGATGCCCTTGACCTTGTAGCGCTGCTCTTTCAAGCGATCTACAATGCCTGCGCCCAGGCCGCCTTCGTCAATCACGACCAGTGCTGGCTTGTATTCCTCAATCGCTTCGATCACATGACCAACGACAGTCATCGTATCGTCGCCCCGATGGCGCTGAATAGCGATAATGTCGCGCCCTTGCCTGACAGCGATAACTGTTGCATCCGCGCCAAAGCGGGCTGGGTCAACGCCGATCACAATTGGTGCTGATTGGTCTTGGTACTTGGGCCGCTTCATCGCCTCGTCCACTAAACTTGCCGATATGAACTGATCGTCGCCTTCCGAGGGAAACTGACCGTACACCTCGACGTGGGCTTGCGATGAGTCAGCGCCGTATTCGTCGATGATCTGCTGGTAGACCTGCTTGTCCGTCCCTTCGACCGTGCGGGCGTCCACCACCTTGGTCGTCCAAAACTCCCGCTTGCTGTTAAACGCCTCGTAGAAGTACCCAGTGTTGCGCCGTGGGTTAGAAAACGCCATCCAAAAGCGGTTAGGCGTGTTCTCTGTAAAGAAGCCAGACGTCACCGCCCAGATGCTGTCGTCAATACCAGACGCCTCGTCGAACACGACCAGCACACCGTCGAAGTTGTGGACACCCGCATAAGCGTCGGGATTCTCCGCTGACCACAACCGCCCCTCAACACCCCAGTAGCGCGTGCCTTTCTTGAGATCACGCTCGACTAGTTCGGTGAGCCACTTGGCTGGCATCAGTCTGGTGGCCGACACTTCAAACCAGTGGCTGTTGAGTGCCATCGCCAGCCACTTGGTTATCTCGGCCCATGTGACCGAGCGAAGCTGAGACTCACTGTTGGCCGAGATGATGGTCGTCGAGCCGATGCGGGTTGAGAGCATCCAGATTGTGATCCATGACACCAACGCTGACTTACCAATACCACGGCCAGATGACACGGCGTGGCGTAGGGTGTTGTAGTCGACTCGACCATTGTTCTGTTTTATGTGGTCGGCAATGGTTTGGAGGACCTCGCGCTGCCATTTGCGTGGGCCTTTGAAATGCTCTAGTGGCGTGCCTGGTTGTCCCCAAGGAAACGCAAACATCACAAACGCAAGCGGGTTGTCCTTGATCGCTGGCGCCCACAGACGCGCCATGAGTTCCTGTTCGTCTTCAGCGCTGTATATGGTCGATTGCATCGTAAGTCATTTCAAAAATGTCGGGCTTGCAAGGGTAGTGTTCACCTTTGACGCCGGTGATGATCCAATCGCCGGGGATGACAACGTGCCCACCCTCTAGCGTGTCAACCCAGCCACATTCGCCGTCGTCCCAATTTACAGATGGTTTCTTTACGGCGGGATGGTCGCCCATTTTGAACCATTGCGTGGCCTCTATCTCAACGGGTTTCTTGCGGAATTTCATGTACTTGGCCCTCAATTACGTTTGCATCAATAACTTCCAACGCGCGCTTCTGCGCCTCGGCCAGCGCGCCAGTGATAGAGATGCGTTGATCCACTTCGACAGATATGGCTTGCTTGGCCACCCAGCCGTGTTGATGTTTGAGGATTTCTAACGCCGCCTTGGCGTCGCCATTTGCGGCGGCTTGATGGAGTGTGCGGGACAGTTCGATCTCACCATCAGCTTTGCCTTTTTGCGCGGCGAGTTCCACCACGGGGTCAAGTTGCGTGAGTTGTCTGTATTCAATAGGCAGCATGCCTGCGGCCAATGCGAGCGCGTCGCCTTTGAGGCCCAGCTTGGCCGCGTCATATACCGCCTTTAATCGCGACTCTGTTGCTTCGACCTTGCGCGGTGTAAATGGAATCGAATGGAACATGTGTTCTCCATGCAGTTTGCACGTGGTGCGAGTTTACAACAAAATTTCTATAAGAAAAAAAATTGTTCGTGAACGCTACGTTTTTGCTGGCCCTTTGCGCTCGGCCCTACCCCCTCCCCCTCAATGCACCTGGTCATTTTGGCCGGTCATGTGTGCCAATGTGAGTCATGGCCACAAAGCCGCGCGGCGTTTTGCAGCGTGGTTTGTGAGTCATTGTGAGTCATGGTTTTGCAAGTCGCATGGCACATGTGTGAGTCATTGTGAGTCATGACTTTTTAACGACACACAATGACTCACACAAACTGAATGCGCGAAGTTTGTGGGTTGTTGTGGGTGCTTGTGAGCCGCTTTTCAGTCGCGGCCAAAACGGTGAACTTACACCTACCTTACAACACACATATTTTTTTTGAGTAGTTAGAAAATACAACCCACATTAACCCACAAATAGCCGCAAGGCTTATTGCATAAGGCTTTGCGCGTGAGTCATTGAGGCACGTTTTCGCTACACACACGCAACACACTTTGACACACAACTTAGGGTTTATCCCTAGAAAATAGTTGTTGACAATGCAAAAGAATCTTTTACAATACATTCACCGCGCGACAAACCGGCGCGGTAAAACCTAACCTACAGTAAAGGGCAAACAGTATGAGATTCGCATTCATTCCCAAAGGCCAGTACAAAATTGGCCAGATTATTCAAGTTCACGGCCGCGCCATGCGCGTTGAAAGTTTCACGCATACCGGCCGCAACTTAATTGCATGCACCTTAGACGGCGCGCCTAAGTTTGAACGCGTCGCGTGTATCTGTACTGACTCACCCGCTATTCAAGGGGTAACGGCATGAACTACTTTAACGCCGGCCACGCTAAGGGCACTATTTGCGTGTTGCGTCAATGCGGCGGCACTTGGCACGCCTTGGCCTTACCCGCTACCGCATGGCGCGAATACAACGGCGCCTTTTCAATCTGGAGACCTTGAACTATGTTGAAGTCTATTCACAACCCAAAATTTTCTGAATTAAGTGATTCGCAACTCAATGACGCGTATTTAGCCGCCGAGAGTGAACGCAAACATTTAATGACTCAAAACGATAGCGGCGCGAATGTTGACGCGCAACTTGACGCTATGGACGCGCGGCTATTCCTGATTGACGACGAATTGTGTGCGCGCGGTTTACCAATTCCACGCTAATTGAAAGACAAACCATGAAACACACATTATTAGATATTGCAGCCGCCGTGGCCATTGGCCTACTTTTAACCGTGGGCGCCTTGGCCTACTTTGACATTCTTTGGAGTTAAAAACATGATAGCAATTCACACAAAATATATTAGCCCAACAAATACGCGCGGCGCGCGCGTCAAAGCCTACACGGCCGCATGGGGTGACCGTAAAGGTTTTGAGGTAACTATCCCTTACCCGTATGAGTTAAGTGGCGAACAAGTGCACTTCGCCGCCGTTAAGGCACTCATAAAAAAGCATGACCTTAACTGGAACCTTGAGGGCATGCGCTACGGTGATAGCGCCGACGGGCGCGGCTTTTCTTTTTGTTTTGATCACTCAAAGGTAACTCAATGACTTACTACGACAAAGAACTGGCCAAGTTGGCCGCGACTTACGCATGTCTTAAATTAACTAATCAACACGGCTCAACACGTTGGCTTGACGTCACGCCGGAACAAGTTGCAGCCATTTTAGAAATACTGAACAAAGGGGAAACGGAATGAAAAAATATCAAGTTCAATATGTGCGCATTGAGCATCAAGTCTATTTTCTCGAAGTAGAGGCCGAAGACGAAGAACACGCCGAAAGTGTCGCGGCCATTGAGTTCACGGGCAGCGAAGACTACAAAGTAGTTCATGCCGAAGAATTCATTAACCAAGTTGACGAAGTAGAGACCACGCATGAAAACGTCTGAACGATTCGCCCTTGACGAATGGCTTTTCCAATACCCTAAAGAAGCCACGTTTGACGACGTGCTTTATTTGTTGTTAGACGATAACGACGAAACGGTAGTGCCTTGGCACTTGCCGGCCATGCCACGGCGCGAAGTTGCGCAAAGCATTTCAAACACTCAAGTTCACTTTGCAACCGTAACGGGAGAAAGATAAACCATGAAAACATTAACTTTTCTTTTTGAATACTACGAAAACACTAACGACGAATGGCATGCTGAGTTTGCGGAATATGCGGCGCAAACCATGCCGCAAGCTGAAAATGATCTATTTGCCGATTATCCAGAGGCGCGAATTATTAACCGATACGTGGCCGCGCGTGACGTAGAGGTGCCCGCATGACTTACGAAGTGCAAACCCTTACTTATCCCGACACATGGGAGAACACATGGTCAGACTCATTAGACGACACGCCCGTAACGTTTGCCACTTATGAGGCAGCAGAGGCAGAACTAGAAGACCATTTGCGCGCCATGGCCTACGCCGTAAAGCAAGGCCATTTAGAAGACTATAACCCCGAAGACTATAGGATTAAAAAATTATGACTCATTATGACCGCACAAAAATAACGTTTCACCGTGGCAATGCTTTTACGCCTGAGGGTATAGACGCCGAGCCGTTCGCTACTTTCACAATTGACGACCTCGTAGACCATAAATTGATTGAGGCCATCTGCGCCTTAGTTCGCGCCCACGTCAACGACGCGCACAAAGATTTCTGCAACATCAAACTATCAACCGAAGATTGGGACTCATAAAATGATCGAATTCACACACCACGGCATAACCGTAAAATGCAAGCCTGAAAACGCCGCCGCGTATCGCGCAGCAATGGACAAGCCGCCCAAGATCAAAATTAAAGTTGATCGCCGGTTTGACTGTATGCGAAGGCACTACCCCAAGTTTTACGCGGGGCTGACGACAACGGCGGATTATGTGCGCGAATATGCAAGCATCAACAATCATCAACATTTGATCGCTTTACAGTACACGCACGCCGACCGGCTCGCGCCCATGCTGGACGCTACGATGCCTGAAGTGCTAGAGGAATTAGACCCCGATTATGTGCCTACGGCTAAGGCGCGCAAAATCACGCCCAAACAAGCCATTATTCAAGCCCTCGACGCGCTCAAGGCGGGCGACATCGACACGGCTCAATGTATTTTGACGGAGGCACTGAAATGAACCCGACTATTGCCGAGGCATTGGCACCATTCCGCCCCCTCACCTATACCGAACATTATTACATCGACCTTGGTTATCGGCACGAACTAGGCAAGGCCGAGGAATACGAATACAAACAAGCGCATGCCGAAGGGCCGGAAGCCCGCCGCCTTATGAATCGGGGTGCATTGGAAGCAATGCAGAGGGCGTATTGATGGTTTTACTAATTGCGCTTATACTGGGCGCGCTGTTAGCGGTTCTCCTCGATCTGTAAGCAGTTGCCACACCTCACAAGCCCCTTCACAGGGGCTTTTTTTATGTTGACGCCGTAGGCGGCGGCATTGCCTTACTTCACCAATTTCATTAGCGGTGACTTGCCGTCAGGTTCGCAAGCGTCCCTTAGTTCTGACTTGCTGCGGTTGACCATATCAGGGGCGCAGAACACGTGCTTTTTAGTCGTATGCGCCCGCGACTTGAGCAGACCCATATCAACCCAGCCCGCCTCACGGAACGCATGCAACAAGGCCGCCACGGGCAATTTCATACCGGCGGGGGCCACGCCAGTAAGACGGTCGCACGTTGACTGCCACGGGCCGCCCAGCACGCCAGACGCAAACTCACCCAGACGCGCACGCATCATCTCGACAAGGAACGACTCAGCGCCACTCATACCCGTCTCGACCATGATGGCCTTGGCCTCAGTCATCGGGGGAATAGCACCGGCGTTAAAGGCAGACACGTTGCGCTCATAAAGCCAAGCCGTCACCGCAGCAAAGCCGCCCGACTTATACCATGCCCACAAACGGGAGGATACGTCAGCATCCATGCAAAGGGCGTCAGACCACAAAACAAACCAACGGCGGTCATTGGAGGGGATGGTGATCGCCATACGCTCATTGGAGAACGCGACCACTTGCAAACGGTTGACGGCCTCATAGGGGGCAAGTCCTTTACGCTGAATTGACAAGAACTCAGGGGGCGCGGCGATCACGGGCTTCAAACTGTTCTCAAGGGCGCGGCGATCAGCCGCTTCAGGTTGCCGCAGCTCATTGATAATCAGCACCTCACACTCTAGGTGATAGCCCCAAGGCGTTGACAAGTCCTTATTGTCCAGCTTCTTGACGTTGGCAAGCGAGTCACCTCCGACCGCCCAAAAGAACGGTGCCCACATCGTGTCCTTGCCTGAGCCTGGGTGACCGCCATGCAACACGGCGTGATTGATTTTCATGTTAGGGCGTTGCACCTTGAATGCCATGACGTCTAAAACGTGGTTGCGTTCCATGGCGTCGGGAATCATATGCTCAACATGATCAAGCCAAGGCGACGCGTCAGCACCGGCGGCCACGGCAGGGCGGGCGTCACGCCAACGGTTGCCGTAGACCAAGCCCTCACGGGCACAAAGGATCGTCTCGCCTGGGGCATAGGTCACGCCCACCAATGTTTTCGCACCCTTGGCTTGGCGGTTTTCATCAAAACAGACAGACGCCTCAATTTTGCGCTTGGCGTTGTTAATTGACTTGCAGTCAAGGTGACGGAACAAGGCGTTGAACGTGCCACGGCCAATTTCGCGGCGGTCTTGCATGTCAAAGTAAGCGTCGTCGTCTTGAATGTAGGCGAAGCGCTCCCACCAGCCATCCTTTTCAATGCGGCCTAGTTCTTTGCGCTCGACTTCGGCAACGATAGCCGCAGCCGCGTCAGGGTACGCTTCATTAGGCGTAAGTTTGGAGAGTGCTTGATCCATTGCAAACGTCAGCAATTCCTCGCGTAAACCTGGGGCATGTTTCGGGCCGCCTTGGTCTGACACCCATTGCAAGAACGCATTAGAGTCAAAATCAATGCAATGGCTATGCAGGCAACGGTAAGCACGGTTTGCCGGCATGTAACGGCCTTCAGGGTTGCCGTCTGTATGCTCCGCATTGTTAGGGCAGATCACGCCAGCCCAGCCCTCATGGTTAGGCTTGGACAGCAGCGCGCCATGGCCAGACAGCCATGCCATCACATCGTCAGCGCCATCGTCTGACAGACGGATAGGGCGCACGCCAACTGAGTCAGCGGGGGCGGGGGTTACATTAAACGCCGTGCAGATTTCCTCAAGCGTAAATTCACGCTTAGGCTCAAACTCGACCAGCTTCGCAGCAAAGCTGTTGCGGCCAGGCTTTAGGTTGATCGAGCCGGGCAAGCGAAAGTTACGCACGGCGTTGACCGCGCCCTTGTCGGTGTAGCCCGCCTCAGCAATGGACTTGATAGCGGCGGCAAAATCGGCCTTTGTGGGTTGCTCAGAGAAAGCATAGCCCCATTGAAATGAACCAGGCGAAGTTTCGATCTTCCACGTTGGCTCTAGCGGCGGTATGTTAGGGGCTTTGTCAGGATCGCCCACGTCATCAAGCACCATGACAAGCACATACTCACAATGCGCTACGCTGGCGCTTGGATAGCCGTCTTTGAAACGGTCAACAATAAAGCTGGCCGTGTTGCCATAGATTGCCCAGTCGGGCTTAGTGCGTGCGGTAGGCAACATAGCTGGCCATGTGCATTTGATCGCGCCGTCAGGAAAAAACTGCATCTGCCCGTCTTTGAGCTGGGGCTTCTGACGCACAATCAGCGCAGTCTCACCCTTTGGGGCTAAAGAAATTAAAAAATCAAGAAAGTTCATTTGCCATACCTTTTCATAGTTTCAACTTCAGCGGCCAAGGGCAAGCCATCTGCCCACTCTGGCGCTGTACACATCACACGTTTTAAATTTTCTGCCGCTTCTGGGTCGGCTGTTTCGACGACGATTTCGTCATGCACATGAAGCACGACGTCATCGAGTTGTCTAAGGGAATGTCGAAGTAGATCATTGGCGACCGCCTGCGTCACATTTTCACATGCCAAGCCTTTCCAAAGGCGGGCGCGTGGCCATTCTTTTGCATCTTGCGCGGGCTTCCATGCCGCCTTGGCATAACTGACGCCCTCCGATTCCAATTTGGCATAGGGGTAGCACAAGATGCGGCCAGAGGGTAGGGCATACCATAGGTGTTGACCATCAAACAAATATGTGATACGGCCAGCCTTAAATTCACGCCCCTTGTTTCTCATTGCACGGGTATAGGATTCCTCAAGCGCCGCCCAATAAGGTACGCTCCAAGGATTAGCACGCCGCCAGCCATCCACCATGCGTTTGGCAACTGGCTCAGGAAGACTGACCCCATAAGCCCGACCCATAGCAGCAAAAGCGCCCACGCCGCCAGCAAATCCGCAGGCAAGCTCTTGAACCTTTCCAATCTGGCGCTGATCTTTGGTGACGTCTGCCACGCGAACATTAAATGTTGCGGCGGCGTTGACTTTGTAGACGTCTTCCCCAGTTCGGAATAGTTCCAGTTTATCGGCGCCTCGCCCTGAGAGCCACGGGTTGACACGAGCTTCGATGGCCGCCCAGTCTGCAACCACAAAGTGCTTGCCTGTTGCAGGGATGAGCGCTGGTCTAAGCATTCCTTTAAGTACATCGGTAACGCGCTTTCCATACCGAGGCACGATTGCGTGTCCTCTGACCATGGCTTGCCTGACGTCTTCTGGTTCATCAGCGCACTTGCGCGTGAAGTTGTGAACTTGGGCGCCGTAGGATGATGCTCGGCCTGTTGCTGAACCGCCAGCAAATACGAACGCTCCTCGTACCCTCTGATCCTCCTCATCCGCCAAACAGCTAAGTCGGTTGAACTTCGCCACCGAGGACGCCCAGAGGTCGTCGGCGCATTGGATAACTTCTTGGACATCGGCAGGGACTTCATCGGGGTTCTCCATGAGTAAAAGATTGGCTCGTACAGTCTTGTCAATGGAGTACTTGCCATCCTTCTCCATCAACTTCTTGGCTTCATCACCCACGCGCTCAAGCACCCACTCGCGCATGCGTGGCGACCTGACGCTGGTGATTGCACCGCCCGTGACTTCCTTGACGATCTGCTCGATCTCAATGAGTTCATCGGACGCAAACTTCACGGCTGCTTGGCACAGCGGCACATCGACCAACACGCCGCGATCATTGATGCGCTCGTTGACGTGGTAGTCCTGTAATTCTTCGGCTGACAAGTCGCGCATGGCCTGACTGATTGCACGCATGGCACGCACGTCCTGCTCACAGTACTGGATCATCTCGGCCATGAGTTCAGGCGAGTCTTTGAATGGCGGCACGCACATCAAGCGAATTAATTGCGCGCCCCTGTGATCTTTTTTCATAGATGCGCCAGCAAAACGGCCAACGTCCTCCAAACTGCCAGGCGCGCAGTTGGCGCGGGCTTGTGTTGCAGTGCAATAAAACTGCTCCAACTTAAAATTTATTTGTAAGACGTACCAAAAGATCAAGCGCTCGAACGCGGCGTTGTGCGCCCTGATCTGGCCAGTGTAGTTGCGAACGCGTTCAGGGAAGGGCTGGGACGGCACCCACGTCACCACTTCCTCATCATCGAAAGCGTAGGACATACACAACACATCGGTGCTGGCATCCTGCGCGTAGTTGTATACGCCCTTAGAGCGTAGGTCGCATGAACTGCGAGTTTCAAAGTCAAGCCAGAGGGTCATTTTTTAGGATAGTTTAGTGTTGGGTATTGCAATGCGGCGCGTAATGGGGCGGCTTGTTTTTTAGAACCTATAAAAGTTACATATCTATGCTTTGCAGAACGGGCAACACGATTTGTTTTATCGCCAGAATGGTGCCTGCTATGCTTGCCATCTTTTGCGGCCATGTCTGTTCGAGGCTTTGTTGTGCCGGTAAATAAAAAATTACAAGCTTGGTAAACAACCCCGACGTGGCCTTGCGCGGTGTCTGCGTATGAAACAATTACACGCGGCGTGGGTAACATTGCCAAAGAACGCCCTACTAAGAGCGACGCCTCGTTTTTTATGTTGTGGGTCAGTACTAGCCTGTTTAACTCAAGAACTAAATGCCGGTTTTCGTTTCCGCAAATACCTTTGCAAAGCCACGGCGACGCAGGCATTCCGTAAGTGACGACGCCCACAAGCGCATCGTTTAAAAATAAGCCAAACGCAAAACTTATAGATGGCATACGTTTAGCGTAATGCAAATCTAAAATAAACGGCTTTGTATCTGCGTACAAAATTGGCCGAACAGAATATGACTTCACTGTAGTGTCTCCTTTCCAAAGCCCCCTGTCACGGGGCTTCAGAAAGTTAAGCGCTACGGCGGCGGCGTGAAGGCGCTGCTTCTGGCTCTGGTTTAACTTCAGGCGACTCGCCATCCATAGACACCCACTCGACAATCTCAAAGACTGGCGTGTAAATCTTGCCGTAGGACTTGTGAGCGTAGTGGTCTTTCTTCAGACGCACGACTGGCACTGGCTTGCTTTGGTCTTTCTCGACTTGCTCGGCCAAGGCCACAGCCAAGGTTTGAACTGCGCGCTTGCCACCCACTGACGTGGTTGTGAAGCGTGCTTCCATACCCTTGTCTTCGCCGCTGATGCACTTCAGAGACATACCAACTTGGCTCTCCCAGCCCTTCTTGGCTTGAGGGGGCGCCTCATCCAAAGCAGGCAGGGGATTGCTGACGCTGGTCATTTTCTCGCCCAACACTTCGCCATCGCCCCAAGCAATAAAGCCATGGACAAAGGAGAAAGGATTGACAGCCCAGACAGCGTCGTCTTCAACTTCGGTTTGATCTGCGCCAAAGACCCAGTGACCAGTTTTGTCCATCTTGAGGATGACAACACCGGCTGGGCCGACTTCGGCTTGAATCGAACGCAAAGCGCTAGACAAGGTTGAAACGGCGGGGAGGTTTGCTTGAGAGAAGGTTACTAAACTAGACATGATTTTCCTTTACTGGATTTTAGAAAGGGCAGCAGATAACTGT